CAATCATATCCAATTACACAGAAAGCGGTAGGATCTTTATATCCCACATCCAATCCTGCAAATATATCCATATTCTGTACTTCTAATTCTGAAAGGTCTTGTTGACACTTTTCAAAATTGAATGTCCAGACTTGTCCTTCATAGACATTAAAATCTGCCATGTACTCCTGCATAAATTCTGCTTCAGACATGGTTTTCTTAGCCTCGGCTATATCATCATCACTAAATCTAGGATTTTCATGATAAGTTGCTTTTATTGAAGCCCAATCCTTAAATTCATCACTATAGCCTCTGTGATAAAAGTCTGCAAACCAATTATTCCTACCCCTTGGAGTAGAAATAAATACGGCTTTGCTTTGTTCTTTGTCTAATGTAGGACGAAGGGCAACATTAAACGCGTCTTTTCCATCAGCTAAAGCTGCTTCGTCGAAAATAATCAGGTCATACGATCTACCAACAGTAGAATCAACCTGATTAACTGAACCCATTCTTATAGTTGAACCATTGGATAGTTCAATTACTTTATCTTTTGCATTGTCTCTAACCACTTCGAGATCAAAATGTTTTATAAGTTGCCTTTGTAAATCAAAGGAAATTTGGGATAAAGCATAGTTTGGTGACATAATCAGTATGTGGGAACCCGGCACGAGTGAAACAAGTTGTCCAATGACATTTGTAATATAAGTTTTCCCCTGACGCCTTGAAATAGCGGCACACACAAATCTATATTTTGGGTTATTAATAGCATTGATTAATGCTTTTTGTGCTGAATTAGGTTCGATACCTAATAAATTCATATACTCTGTAATAGGAAGTTTAATAAAGCGATCCGAAGTTCCGAAAGGCATTATATCCTCAGAGAGTATATCTTTTCTACTGATGTCTAACATTAGTGTATTGTTTTGTCAGTTATAGTTCTAAAAATAGGAGTTTCTGTAAGAACTCCTTCCTGGTCGCATACATTTAGAAGATAGAGATAACCCATGCAGACATCGCTCATCTTCTGATCAGCTTCAGAGATGTAGCCTTCATTCTCTGCTTTAGTATTTAAAACAGCTAAGGTGACGCTGCAAGTTTTTGCAACTTCATCTAGCCATTGATCTCTTTCTTCTATGTGCATTTTTTAATTTACTACCATTGGGTCTACATTTGTAAGTAATACTTCAGCGTGCGCTGCGAATATAACTTCAGAAGGGTCTTTTTTAATTATAACTCTATCTCCTCCTGATAGTTGCATAGTTGCTAATGTAGTTCCATCTGCTGCAGTCTGTACAGTTACTAATCTAAGAGTACTTCCTGAATTATGTAACATTACATAATCAGCACTCTCAACAGTAGTTGCACTACCTGTTGCTGTAGGGGCTGCGGCTGTTGAGCCCATTAATCTTGTTATTTGCATATCTCTCTCCTATCGTTTTTTACGACGATCTTTCCTGCGTTTCTTTTGTTGGCGGTACTTGATTGCACGAAGTCTTTGCTTCGCTGCTTTCTTGCTTTTAGAAACACCAGGAGTATTGTTAATTTTATACCCGCCTTGAACTTTACTAATTGGCATTAAACTTCGGCTTTATAACAAGTCCAGGCTCCATATAGTAGTCCTGCAAATGCTAAAACTTTGGCTAATCCGCCGGTAAGTAAAACAAGTAAGCAAACTGCCATAATAACAGCTCCGTCCCAAGAAGTTCTCTCAGAAACTCTAGCTTTTAACCACTCGACTTTATTCTTTACCATATCCATTTATTTCTCCCATTTATTCTTTGGGCATTTATCCCTCTTTAGTCTGACTTTTAAGGGCATGAAACAATTACATACGTTGCATGTCTTAAAACCTTTTAGATGTGAACAGCTTTCACAGACGTTTAATCTATTTTGTGCTGTCATCTTTAGTTGGCATAGTAACTTTACGATAATATACTACAACTTCTTTAAGTTCTGTGATATATCGTTTAAGTTCTTGCATATTGTATGACATTACCTCATAATCGGGTACTGACATTGCTAAAAATACCAATTCTCCTTCCTGATCAATAATTCTAGTTTGAAACTCATCAAAATTGGTGGGGGTAACTACAAACCACATTGGTTCTTTGAGGTCAATTTCACGAGGCATAATGGGTTGAACGATAGTTCTTTCCATCGGCTTTGCTACTACATCTATTTGTTTAGTCTTATTTCCCAGTAGACTGCAACTGGAGACCATCATCGAGATCATCAACAGTGCCACTAAGTTTTTCGATGTCCTCGAATATGTGTTTTGTTCCATTGTTTATTTTCCTTTCCATTTCAACTGGATTTTCTAAAATTTTAGCAGTAAGTTTATAGTTACGGATAAAATCCGTGTATCTATTCAACTCTCTTTGTGCCGCTTGACTTTTTAATGTCATATCTTGTAATTGTGCGGCTTGATTTTCAAAATCATTCTTCATAGTGTCTATCGCTTCTTGTTGAGTGGCTACTGCACCCTCTAAAGCTGCGTTATTTGTCTTTAAAGTGATATTTTCACTATATAACCAGTAAGTAGTTAGTCCTAATACTAGTATTATTCCTATAAATAATTGATTCATAATTGTTCTATTCTATAATTTAACCCTTCGGCTCCTCTTATTTCTACTTTATCACCTTCATGAGTAATAAACTTTAAATATCTTTCTTTTTTGGTTATAAATTTCTTAACCGTGTATTCCACATCGTCAGCGTCTCCCCAAGTATGGTTGTAGCTAACAAGTAACCTGTATCGTGGAAATATTTTTGATACAAGCCATAGCCAGAAAGCACTAAATTTACTTCTTAGGCTTTCCACTGACTTTCTTCAGTCCTTCTTCAGCATCTTTTTTAGTAAGATAGCCACATTCACTTCCTTTCCAGTTAAATTTAAAGACATTTCCATCTTTAAAAATTTCACCGTCTTTCTTAGGACCAGTAGGCTTCTTAGCAGCTTTAAGATCTTTAGTTTGGTATTCTTTTTCCATTTGTTATCCTCTATTATGGTTACGATGAGACTTTTTAGCCTCATAGTCTTCGATAGCTTTCTCTATCGATTCTTCAGCAAGAATGGAGCAATGAATCTTGATAGGCGGCAGATCTAATGTTTCAGCTATTTGTTTATTTGTGATATCTTGCGCCTGTTTAAGAGTTTTGCCCACTAGTAAGTTAACTAACTCACTCGAACTTGCTATGGCTGACCCGCAGCCATATGTTTTAAATTTTACGTTTGTTATTTTGTCTTCTTCGACTTCTATTTGAAGTCTCATAACGTCCCCGCATGCAGGGGCGCCCACCATTCCAGTTCCAATTTTTGAATCTTGTGGATCAAAGCGCCCTACATTGTGTGCTTCCGGGTTCTTTAATACTTCATCGAACCTACGTACTACACGGGAAGAATATGCCATTATAATTTATATGCTAAAGTTAATGAAACATTGTCAGAGAACTGACCATCCTTCGCGTCTTCCATAATCATAAGTCCAAGATCAACCTTGTCCCAAGATTTTGAAAGGTTTAAGCCTTTCCAAGTACTGTCGTCCGGGAATCTCCCGTATACAAATTGAACATCTACGACATCAATAAAAGGGGCGTTAAGCCTTAATTCCATATAGTCGTTGTCTGAATTATCTGTATCTACAGCATATTGAAAATCTACTAAGGGAGTCGAGAAGTGCGCGAACGCTTCTTCAACCATTTCTATGTCATTATCATCCCAGCGGTACTGCATAACACCAACGCTCATAGATAACCTGTCCGACACGTGAAAATTGTAACCACCATATAGATCGTATTCTAAAGAGGCACTATCATCTCCGAAGTCTACTTCTGAAGCCCATGCTCCTACGAAGAAGCCTTCATAGTCTAATTCAACACCAGCTTGAAATGCTCCGCCACCTAGTGATTGGGATTGACCCCTCCACATATAATCTGAGGTGTACGCAACGTTTCCACTCATATCTGCAAAAGCAGGCATAATGGAAAAAGCTAGTAGTAAAGTTAATAGTTTTTTCATAATTTTTCCTGTATTATTGGTGCATCATTAAAATCGTGAGTAACACGCTAGCTCCGCCTACGATTATAGTTCCTGCTACACCGATTAAAATTGTCTCCAATCGGCCAACAGATTCGTCAAGAACTTGTAAGCGATTAAAACAGGTTTTCCACCGTTCTTCGCACATTGCTTCGTGCTCTCGCTGTCGTGCATCAAGTTCCATCAATTTATCGTGTTCGGTTAGTTGTTCCTCAGCCATGTAAGTTGCCCTATTCTTGTGAATTTTATATCCACTTTTGTATTATATCAAAAATCGAAACTAAAGTCAAGAAATATTTTTTACTTGGTTATTGTATATATCTTTACGGGTTCCGATTTTCCCTTAACTGTGACCTCATCTAAAAACTTGTAGTCATATCCATCTACCATGCTGTGTTCCGATATAATTAAATCGGTGTCATAGGTCTTACAAGAGCTTTCTAGCCTAGCAGCAAGATTAACAGCATCGCCAAGCACACTATAATCAAACCTGCTAGAGCTCCCGAAATTCCCCACCACGCAAGGCCCTGTATTAATTCCCGCTCCTGTGTGGATCTGGTCAAGCCCTTCTTCCTGTAATGTATCATTTAATTCTCCTAAAGCTATCCTCATTTCTATAGCTGCCTCTGTAGCTTTTTTCTCGTGTTCTTCTGTGTCTAATGGAGCGTTCCAAAAAGCCATAATGCAGTCCCCCATATATTTATCGATTGTTCCTCCATGTTTAAGAATTATCTCAGTCTGGTTATCTAAAAATCTATTAATTAGAACTGTCAATCCCTGTGGATTCTTCTGGTATTTCTCAGAAATCGGAGTAAATCCCCGAATGTCAGAAA